AAACGAGTAGCGGCAGACCGAGCAGCGAAATCTGCAAGGGCTAATGCGGTTTCGGTAAAGAGTTCCACACCAGGAATGGCGACCAAAAACAATGCTCAAGACCGACGTAGTTTATTGGCAGAGCAATTTGACCAAATAACTGCACGACTTTAATTGATATAGGAGAATTATTATGGCATTTGCCAATTCCAGTATCAGCGACATCATTGCGACCAACATTCAAAGCCGTACTGGTGAGTTAGCTGATAACGTCACAAACAACAACGCCCTTTTGCGTAGACTCAAAGACCGTGGAAATGTAAAAACATTTTCTGGCGGTAATGTGATCTTGCAAGAGATTATGTACACCGACAGCACAACAAATAACACGAATTCTTATTCTGGTTACGAAGTGCTAAACGTCTCACAAAACAGCCCTATCAGTTCTGCTCAGTTCAGCATTACTCAATACGCTGCCGCTGTGTCCATCTCTGGCTTAGAAATGATCCAGAACTCGGGCAAAGAGGCAATTATTGATCTGCTTGACGGACGCATGATGGTTGCCGAGGCACAATTGGCTAACCGCATTGGCGCTGACATCTACACAGATGGCACAGGCAATAGCGGCAAAAACATCACAGGTTTGGGCGCAGCAGTTCCTGATGCACCTACAACTGGTACTTACGGTGGCATTAACCGTGCGAACTACACCTTTTGGCGTTCAGCTAAATACTCGGGCGTGACTGATGGCGGTTCTGCTGTTTCAGCTTCAAACATCCAATCTTATATGGATTCTTTGGCTGTTCAGTTGATTCGTGGCACAGACAAGCCTGATTTGATCGTTGCTGACAGTAACTATTACCGTTTGTATTTGCAATCTATGCAATCCATTCAGCGTGTTACTGATGGCGGCAATTCAGCCCAAGGCGCTGGTTTCGCTTCATTGAAATACTATGGCGCTGGCATGGCATCCGATGTTGTGCTTGATGGTGGTATCGGTGCAGCCGCTACTGCAAACCATATGTGGTTTTTAAACACCAAATATATGATGTTTCGCCCTCACGTTGACCGCAACTTTGTGCCTATTGGTGGTGAGCGTCAAGCCGTCAACCAAGACGCAATCGTTAAGTTGATTGGTTGGGCGGGTAACTTAACTAGCTCAGGCCCACAGTTCTGTGGCGTTCTGATTGCTTAAAGGAGTATGTAATCATGGCATATACAATCACCCCCCTTATTGGCATCGACTTTAATAACAAAGTAGAAACCAACTTAAACAGCGCTGGCACGGCTATTCCTACCTTTGGCCCTTTGGGTGCTGAAGTGTTTGGCTCTGACGGCAAGATTTATGTATTGGCTCAAGCCAACGCATCTATTCCCGCCTCAACAGCCGTTTGCACCGTCAATGCAACCACATTCTTGGTAACAGCTTCAGGCGGCTCATACAGCTCGCCCGCAGTTGCCCTAGTCTCTGGTGACACTGCATGGTTCAATAAAGCATCTGTGTAAAATAAAAGGGGCGGCATAAAAACCGCCCTTTTTTAATTAAGGAACTAAAATGGCTATTCCATCAAGAATTCTTGGCGCTGGTAACTCGCCTTTGTCCACAGTCTCTATCGCTGGCGATGGCGCTGTTGGCATTGTTGCATTGGGTTCAACTGCCGCTACTGCAACGCAATTGTCGGCTGTGTTTAACACAATCACAACTTCATCTGCTTCTACGGGCGTTAAATTGCCTCCTACCGAAGCGGGCGCATTGGTTGGTATTCGTAATGATTCGGGTCAAACGATTTCTGTTTACCCTTACAATACAAGCTCAACCATCAATGCAGCAGCCTCATCTGTTACATTGGCAACTGCAAAGAGTATGATTCTTTTTGCACCAAGCGCAACAACTTGGGCATCAGTCACTTCAGCTTAATCCCCACAGGATAAAAAATGGCACTAGATTCCGATATTGCAAACGCAGATACACATCTGCACGTTGAGTTTTATACATTTGATAAAGCACCGTACAAAGACACCCCGTTTGTGCGAATTATGGTTCCTGGCGATAAGTACAACATCATTGAACAACCCGTTCGTGATGACCATAAAGAGCGCTTTCCCCGTCAATGGTTGCACTATCAAATGCAAAACTCAGAAGGTGGGCCAATTATTGGCACAACTTTGCAAAATTGGCATTTAGATCGCCCTGAAGAATTTACAGACAGTCAAATGGCTGAACTGCAAATTCTAAAGTTTCAAACGGTTGAGCAAGTTGCTACGGCAAGCGATGCTCAACTACAGCGTGTAGGAATGGGCGCTGTTGGATTGCGTGAAAAAGCAAGAGCTTATTTGCTTAGACGCAATCAAAGTGAAAGTTCATTTGAATTAGAGCAAACCCGTTCTGAGTTGAAAGAATTGCAAGAGCAAATGAAAGCCTTGATGTCTGAAAAAACACGAGGCCGCCCTAAAAAAGAGGTCTAAATTATGTCTAGCACTATGCTTCAGTTAGTGCAGCAAGTTACCAATGAATTAGGCGTGACAACACCGACAAGTGTTGCTGGAAATACTAATCAAGACGTTATCCAAATTCTTGCGTTAATGAACGCAAGTGGATACGAATTCTTGCGCAAACACCCTTGGCGTACTCTTACAAAGCAAAAGCAGTTTTACACTGAATTTTTAACTACTACAGGCACATGGAGTAGTAGTGGAACAACCATAACGGGAATTCCATCTACAACGGGTTTAGATACCACTTACATGGTGGTAGGCACGGGGATTGACCAAAACACCTTTATTCAATCGGTAGACTCTGGCACATCTGTCACCATTGATAGAAAAACAACCGCTGCGGGAACTGGTGCAACCGTGTACTTTCAAAAAATGAAGTATGCGTTTCCTAGCGATTACGAAGCAATTATTCCAAGGACAATGTGGGATAAAGACAAGCATTGGGAGATGCTCGGCCCTGAAGATGCCCAACAATGGGAGTGGTTACTGTCAGGTTACATTGCAACAGGCCCACGAATTAGGTGGCGTTTGTTTAGCAAGTATTTCCAAATATGGCCTGGCTTTTCTAACGCTGAGTTTTTGGGTTACGAGTACCGTTCAAACTCTTGGGCAAATAGTGTTGCAGATATTCCCAAAACATCGTTTACCGTAGATACCGATACTTGCATTTACCCTGACCGTTTGATGGTTCTTTGCACGAAGCTCAAATATTTTGAAGCTAAAGGTTTTGACACAACGGCAATGTATCGCAACTATTTGGAAGAAATGGAAGCGGCAATTGCTTTGGATATGTCTGCGGCTAACTTGTCGTTTGCGCCAAGGCCAGGGACAATTTTAGTGGGATACGACAATATCCCTGATAGTGGATATGGGGCATCACCGTAATGCCAAAAATTGCCCAAAGGACTGCCGCTAATGTAGCGAGTATTCCAGCGCCTGTGGGCGGTTGGAACGTGCGAGATTCATTGGCAAATATGTCACCAACTGATGCGGTGACGATGAATAATTTTTTTCCAACTGTGTCAAGTGTGAACTTGCGTGGTGGATATAGCAAATGGTCAACAGGGATCACGGGTCAAGTTGAAACGCTGATGGCGTATGAAACGGGAACTGTAAGCCAATTGTTTGGGATTGCTGACGGCAAAATATACAACTGCACAACCCAAGGCGCTGTTGGCGCAGCCGTTGTAACGGGCTTATCAAATAGCCGTTTTGAACATATTAACGTCACAACTGCGGGCGGCAGCTTCCTCTATGCTTGCAATGGCGTGGATGACCCATTGCTTTATAACGGCTCAACTTGGGCAAGCATTAACGGATCAAGCTCACCAATTGCAATAACGGGCATAACCACAAACAAATTTAACAACATTACATTGTTTAAAAACCGTGTGTGGTTTATTGAAAAAGAAAGTTTAAAAGCATGGTATTTGCCTACTAACTCAGTTGGTGGCGTTGCCGAGGTTTTAGACTTGAGTTCTATTGCCCGAATGGGCGGCTACATTGTTTCTCTTAGTGCATGGACAATTGACGCTGGTTATGGCGTTGACGATAACCTTGTGTTTGTAACGTCACAGGGCGAGATTATTGTTTACCGAGGCACAGACCCCTCATCTGCAAGCACATGGGCTTTGGCGGGCGTTTGGAAGCTAGGAGCGCCTGTTTCTAGGCGTTGTTTGTACAAATATGGTGGCGACCTACTGATTCTTAATTTAGACGGTTTATTGCCATTGGCTTCAGCGTTGCAATCAAGCCGACTTGACCCAAGGGTTAATTTATCTGACAAGATTCAGGGCGCTATTAGACAAGCAACAACGCTATATCAAAACTCATTTGGTTGGGCTTTAATTTATCACGCCAAAAACAGTGCTTTGTGGATCAATGTGCCTGTTGGCCTTGGTACACAAGAGCAATTTGTGATGAACACCATTACAAAGTCATGGACAAGATTCACGGGATGGAGCGCTAATTGTTGGGAAACATTTAACGACAATCCTTATTTTGGCAGCAATGGTTATGTTGGTTTGGCGTGGGAGGGCTACGTTGACGATATAAACGACATCAATGCAGATTCTTTGCAAGCGTTTAATTATTATGAAAGCCGTGGTGTAAAGAAATACTTTACAAGGGCAAGACCATCTATTTTTACAGATGGAAACCCCGCTATTTTGGTTGGTATGAATGTTGATTTTGACGTTTCAGACACAACAGGAAGTTTGAATTTTAGCCCAACCACTTATGGTTTGTGGGACACATCTGTGTGGGATAACTCATTGTGGGCGGGCGGCACAATTATTACGAACAATTGGCAAGGCGTTACAGGCATTGGCTACTGTGCGGGTATTCAGCTAAAATCAGCATCACAGGGCTTGCAGATTGAGTGGGCCTCAACCGATGTGGTTTTCCAACAAGGATGGGCTGGCATATGAACGCAAAAATGGAAAGATTTGCAGATGTTTCAGCCGAGGCCGTCGTGCTTATTGGTAAACATTGGACTGAACTTTATGGCAATGCCAACCTAAAAAGTGATTTAGGTGGCATGATTGAGCTAGAAAGAACGGGCAATTTTGCATACTTTACTTTGCGCACCGAATCGGGTGAATTGGCGGGTCATGCGGGTTTTATGGTGTTTAGATCGCCTTTTTATGGCGCAATGCAAGCATTAGACGTTTTTTATTATGTACTGCCCGAGCATCGTGGCGGTCTTGGAATTTGCAAACTGCTCAAGTTAGCGGGGCAAATGCTCAAAGTAAATGGTGTAAGTCAAATCATGATTAGCCATAAGAAAAATCAAGATTTGAGCGTTTTGCTTCAAAGAGCAAACTATGAGCCATCAGGCGAAACATACGAATTTAAGGAATAAACATGGCTTTCTTATGCCCCCAACCCTCTGCACCCGCAACGCCTGATTATGCTGCGGCAGCGACTGCTCAAGGCACAGCAAACAAAGAAACTGCGCTTTTGCAAGGCTATTTAAACAACCCCAACATTAAAGGCCCGTTAGGTGGTCAAACCGTTACGTTTGACCCTATTACAAATCAACCAACGATTACGCAAAATTTAACAGGAACGGCACAAAGCACGCTGGAAGCACAGCAACGAGTTCAGAGAGATATGGCAAACCTTGGTGAAAAAGGTCTTGCAACTGCATCAAATGTTATTGGCACACCATTTCAATATACAGGGCCAGCGGGGATTTTTTCGCTTGCTGATTCTGGAAAAATAGCGGGTGCGCCTGATTTAACCAAAATGGGTCAAGCTCAAGGTTCAATGTTTGGCTTTGGTGGAACTGCTAGTGGCATGGGTTCTTATGGTACGGCAACGGGTAATGTAACGGGTGGTCAAGCACTAGGTACTGTTGCTAATCCACAAGCTAATGCTAATTTTCAAGGTGGTCAAGCCCAAGGCGCAATGTTCGGCTTTGGTGGATCAGCAGCGGGTGGCGTAGCAGGCCCAAATTTGCAACAAAGTTATAGTGGTTATGGAACTGTCCAAGGTGCGCCTGATTTAAGTAAATTAGGTTCTGCTTCATCAATTGGCGCAGATAAATATGGATTAGCGCAAGGCAATCTTTCAGCGGGTCAATATGGGTTAGCCAAAGGAGATGTTACGGCTAATCAATACGGTTCGGCTGGCGGTATAAACGCTAAAGAATATGGTCAAGCAGTAGGCGGTGTTGCAAATGTTGATTTAACAAAATCTCTTAGCAATATTGGCACAATTAATCAAAACTTAGACGCTGCTAAGTATCTTTCTGATAATCAATTAGATTTGACAAATGTTGCCCGTATGCCTGTTAATGCGGGTACAACAGCGCAAGCGGCAATTATGTCTAGGCTTGCGCCTCAATTGGAACGTCAGCAAAAAGCTACGGCTCAAAACTTGGCAAACCAAGGTTTAGTGGCGGGCGGTGAGGCATACACTAATGCCATGCGAGATCAAAGCCAACAACAAAATGACTTGTTGACCCAAGCGGCTTTGCAAGGAATTAGTTTAGATACTGCGGCAAATCAACAGGGCTTTAATCAAGCCTTGGCAGCGGGTCAATATGGAAATCTTGGAGTACAACAAAACTTTGCTAATGCTTTAGCTGCTCAACAAGCACAAAATGCGGCTCAAGGTCAGGGTTTTAACCAACAATTGCAATCAGGCCAATTTGGTAATCAAGCGCAATTGGCAAGTTTTGGTGTTAATTTACAAAACCAACAAGCACAAAATCAAGCAATTGCCCAAAATTATGGTCAAGGTTTAAGTGCGCAACAATTGGCAAATCAATCGGTTGCACAAAACTTTGGTCAAGGGATAACGGCTCAACAAGCCGCCAATCAAGCAATTGCTCAAAACTTTGGTCAAGGCGTAACAGCTCAAAATGCCAACAATCAAGCTATTGCTCAAAACTTTGGTCAAGGCATGGCGGCATCTAATGCGGCAAATGCGGCACTTTCGCAAAATCAAAATACTGCATTACAACAACAAGCGGCTGCAAACCAAGCACAAGCACAACAATACGCCCAAGCGCAAGCTAATGCGCAATTTGCCAATCAAGCTCAATTATCAGGATTTGGTGCAAATCTGCAAAACCAACAAGCTAGTAATCAAGCAATTGCTCAAAATTATGGTCAAAACTTGCAAAGTCAGCAAGCCATCAATGCCGCAATTGCTCAAAATTACCAACAAGGCATGGGAACTCAAGCGGCTCAAAATCAAGCGGCTGCCCAAAACTTTAGTCAAAATGTAACCAATCAGCAACTTGGAAATCAAGCAACACAACAGAATTTCAACAATGCAATGGCTACTCAACAGGCTCAAAACCAAGCAATTGCACAAAACTTTGGTCAACAATTAGCTGGAACGCAATTAGGTAATCAAGCTATTAACCAAAATTACCAACAGAATTTGCAATCACAGCAAGCGATCAATCAAGCACTTGCTCAAAATCAATCGGTTGCCGCACAACAACAACAATTGGCTAATGCCGCACAACTTCAACAATACAACCAAAATCTTACAAGCTCGCAGTTTAGTAACAATGCGGCTTTGCAAGATTTACAAGCAAAATTGCAATTACGCAATCAACCTTTGAATGAAATCACGGCTTTGATGAGTGGTTCACAGTTGCAGATGCCGCAGTTTCAAGGTTACAACCCAACGAATATTGCCCCCGCCCCCGTGTTTGCGGGTGCGCAAGCGCAAGGTGCGGCTGATATGCAAAGATATGGCATTGCACAATCGGGTGCTAATGCCACGACAAGCGGGTTGTTTAGCCTTGCGGGTGCAGCAATGTCGGATCGAAGACTTAAATCAAATATTGAACGCATTGGCACTCACAAACTTGGAATCGGTCTTTATGAATATGATATTTTGGGGGAACGTCAACAAGGCGTAATGGCAGATGAAGTTGAAAAAGTCATGCCTGAAGCCGTTTTGATGCACCCAAGCGGTTACAAAATGGTCAACTACGGTTTATTGAACGGGTAAAAACATGGCTAATCAATACGAACAATTTAATGTTGCCAACCCTTATCAGTTGCAACAACAAGAGTTGGATAGACGCCAAAAAATGGCTGAGATTCTGCAACAACAAGCATTTGAGCCTGTTCAAGCGGGTTCATACCAAGGCATCCAAGCCCCAATTAGCCCCGTTCAAGGTTTGGCTAAAGTGCTTCAAATGTACTTGGCAAACAAAAACCAAGAAGGTATAAAAACAGAGCAAAAAGCCTTGGGTGAGCAATACCGTGCGGATACATCGTCTGACATTCAACGATTGATTAAAGGTTTGCAAGGCCAAGCGGCTACGCCTGAAATGAGGCAAGAGCCAACAGCAGGGGATTTTGCAGATAATCCAAACCTTGCGTCAACATTTGCGCAGATGATGCCTGACCAACAAAAAGCGTTTACTATGCCCGCTATGCCCGCAAAAGCAGCGGGCGTGCTTGATCCATTGTTGATTGGCGAATTTAAAACGCCTGGTATGCAACAACAAGCCGCAAATATGTACTTGAGCCAACTTGCACCTAAAGCACCGTTGATTCTCAAAGAAGGTGAAATTGCATACAACCCAACAACATACGCAGAAATGTTTAAAGGCGGTACAAAATCTCCTTTTGGCAATGTTAACCCCGCCTCGTTTACGCCTGGTAGTCTGAAAGCATTTAGCGCTGGTGGTGGCAAAGACTTCTCCCTATTAGTCCCCGCAGTTGGTGCAGATACTCAAGCAAGATTAACGCAAGATGCACTACAAAATGCGGCAAGATTGAAACAAGAGCGTGAAATTTCTGATCGTGCATTTAATGGTTTAAGTGCAAATCAGAAGGCGTCTCTTGCTAATGAAGGTGCAAGACTTAATATCAGTGCGGCTGATCTTTTCTTTAACACGGGAATGAAAGCGGGCGGTGCGCCAAATATGGCACAGCCTATGGCTCAACCCGTTCAGCAACCTATGGCGCAACCATTTGCACAACCCGCTATGCAAGCGCCTATGCAAGCGCCAGCACCTATGCAAGCTAGACCTGCGCCTGTAGCGCCAAATTTAGCCTTGGCTGCCGCCTTGTCTCCAAGGGCGCAACAAGAAGTTCAAATTGCTCAACTGAAAAACCAACAAGAAGCGGCACAAGGATTGCCGCAAGTTTTGCAACAAGGTCAGACTTTGATTAGTACAATTGACCAAATGATTGGCATAAAAGGTGCAGATGGCAAAGTCATCATTCCTGAACACAAAGGTTTGAAAGATGTTGTTGGTACAACCATCCCATTTGAATACAAGCCATTCCAAGGCGGTACGCAAGGTGCTGACTTTAAAGCCATGTATGACCAAGTTAAAGGTGGTGCTTTCCTTGAGGCCGTTCAACGCATGAAGGGAAGTGGCGCAATTTCCGAGATTGAAGGAACTAAAGCTACAGCCGCATTGACAGAAGCCTCAACAGCGCAGTCTCCTGATGCGTTTAGAAACGCAATGTCAAGGTTTAGAAGTGCCATTCAAACGGGCATGACTAACGCCTCAACCAAAGCGGGTAAGGCAAGAATTCCGACCTACAATCCCGAAACAGGAAGGGTTGAATAATGTCTGAAGCATTTAAAACTGTAGAAATCCCAAATTTTGGGCCTGTTAACTTTCCCGTCACCATGTCGGATGACCAAGTTAATGCTGCAATTTTTAAGATCACGCAAACCCCCGCCTCTCAGCCCGC